TCTTGGAGCTTCTGCAGCTGGAAGGCCTGGCGCAGCTGATTGATCGTCGCACCAGTCGCCGCCGACAAGTCCGCGAAAACCTGAGGGAAAGCGCCGGTCGCTCCGGACATACGAATCAGCGGCGCCGGCGCCGAGCTCACGTTCTGATAGTTCGGATACACCACGGGACCGGTGCCACCGGTCTCGTACACATTGGGCGAAGTCACCGCGCCCGTTTGCGACTGAACACCGAGGCCGATGATCGGCGCAGTAGATCCCAGCGGGATGTTCACACCTGGTCCCTTCTGGGGCCAGGGCAGCGACCCTGTAAAGTAATCATGTCGTTTGCCACGACGCTTCAACACGTAGTCCGTGTAAGCGTCAGGACCGTCGCCCATATTCTTGGCGACGGAATTTTGCATGTTCTGGTCCCGGAACCATTCATTCCAGATCAGGTTGTAGGCTCGCAAGTACAACGCCGAGTGCGTGTATCCAGCGATTTTTGTCGGTAGGTCGAAGTAGTCGAACAGCGACATCTCCCCGTACCCACCAACGGGGGCGACGATCTGAGGAACAGCGTACGACGTCGAATCCCCAGGATTGTCCTGCTGACCCATGAACTTCGGGAAGTTGGTCCATAGCAGCCTCAGCGGCACGAAGAAGAAGAACGAGTTCAGGAACACGTTGTCCATGAACGGCCGCAGCGGCGTCGACAACCGGCAAAAGCCAGTCATGTTCAGGCTGAACGTGTCACCAGGCAGCACCTCGTCATTGAAGACGGGGATCAGATAGCCAGCGTTGAACGAGGTTTTATACCCGTTCGACCGGTCAAAGCTCGATCGAGGAATCTCCGCTCGGGGCACCCTCGCGAAGTCGTGGCTAGCCGCCACAGTTGAAGGCATGCGTGCCATAGATCGTTACTCCCCTCGCTTCGCATCGAACACGAGCTCGTCGCGCACCTTGCTCGATGTCGCCGCAGCCGGGAACGGAATCTCCTGCTGGAGAGCCGCAACCAGCGCCGACGCGTCGATTACATGCTCCAGCGGCGACTTCGGTTCGAGCGCACCGTTCTGATCATCGAACTGACCGATGCAGAACAGGACGTAGTCGTTGGGATGCCTCCCAACGGTCGTGTTGTTGTCCGCGACCAGGTCGGTCAGCGAGCGGACTGCGCCACCATGCGTTGGCGCGTAGAACGGCGGGAAGTACGCTAAGGTCTTCCGGTCGTAGATGCAGTAGGCATTGAGCTTCATAGTTCCCTCTTCAGCTGTTTCGCTTTGGCCAGTTGGACGGCCTCGCGAACACGGAGACGAGCTGGCGCAGCGTCAGCTCGATGTTTGTTGGATTCGAGTTTTCGTCGTCGCTTAATCTTTGTTCGCTCCTCCTCTTCCAGTTTCTTGACGTAGTACTTGGGCACAGCATGACGCTTGCCCTCGACGACACAGAAGTCCGACGGATAAATGTCGGACTTGAAGGTCGTGTACCAACCATCCCCGATCCCGGGGCGGTTGGATTGTTTTGAGAATTCGGGGACGACCTGGACCAGGTCGCCGGTAAGCGGGTGAACCCGCTTATAGTGTTCGGCGGCTTGCTCGCCGCCGATTTTTTTCATGGTGTAGCGGGCACAGTAGGCCGCTGTTTGATAAGTGAGGTTGCCGACAGTAGAGAAGCCATAAGGCCAGATTTTTTGAATATGAGTAGAAGTATAGAGTTTGACTCCATTTTTAGTTGAGTGGAGTTTTAGATCGTTAGGACGGTAATTGAATAGAAGGTAGTGATAATGGGGACGTTGATTGTCGTCACCGTATTCGCCACAGGCGAAGAAGCGAAGCTTTGTGGCCACGCTCTCGCGTAGCCGTTTCATGAAAAGTTGGTGGACCCGAACGTCCACCGAGTAGTTGGCGGGCAGATGCTCGTCCTCGTAAGTCAGAGTGACGAAGCAGTTATTTACGCCGTATAGCTGGGCCTCGTGCATGCAGCGCACGGCCCAGTCACGGCTCCGATCGAGACGGCAGCCGATGCACCTGCCACAGGGGACTTGGAATGATTTGCCTTCGGCCAGGCGAAGGGGGTGCTTCGAGCTGAAGACCAGCCCCCGCTTCCCGGTCGAGGGATTGACCTCGACCGAGCGGTAGGCCGGTATGGGGTAGAAGCACGTCATAGCGGCCCTGCGGGGCCTGCTACAGCCGAATTCCACCCCTCATGGGCAGGTGAGGCACGTTCTTCGGGTGAACCCTCTGAGCGTGCCTGGTAAAGGACCTCTGCGAGGCCTTTTGCGGGATTTTGTGTCGCTTGGACATGGTCTTGCGCTCCTTTGGGGTGAACAGCCATTGGGGCTGTCACCTAGACCATATGATATCCAGTGGAACATATGGTCTGCATCACAAGATTTGCTCGGCAAGGGGGGCTTCGCCCCAAGAGCTTGGCAGCGCTCCACCGCCGCGCGGCGGTTGATTATCCTTGACTTATTGGCAAAAGCCAGAGTGAAGACGCAAAGACGGCGGGGAAACGACCCCGCCGCTTTGCTATAGCGCCCGCGCCAAAGAACGAGAGGCGCGGGCTTGCTCGAGGAGCTCGAGCTCGAGGTGTTACGCCGGATCCTGCGGCGCCTTCGGCTGCGGATCCTTCGGCGGATCCTTCGGAGGATCCTGTGGCGGTTTCGGCGGCCGCTTGTCGGTCGCCAGGCCGAGCTTGATGAACATCTCCTGATCGGCCTCGGACGGATTGTTGAACGCCTCGACAAACAACACAGGATCGTTGTCGAAGGCGGCACGGGTTGCAGCCGGGAGTGCCATAAAGGCCTCTTCGGCCTGCTTGATCATGTTGAGCCCGGCTTGAAGATCGAGGCCATCAGGAAGGTCCTGGTAGAGCCCACGGCTCGCCGCCTGGTTGACGTGATCGATAATGCCGGTCGCCTCGAACTTGCGAACGATGTTGTTGATGTCGCATTCCTCCTTGAAGGACTGCTTCGTCATCGACGGCTCTTTCACGAGCTCGCCGGTCCTGAGGTTGACGATCTCGCCCGTCCAGTCGTCGCGGCGATCGCCAGGCATGTAGAACCCGATCACGTCGGGAAGTTTCTTGAGAATCATGAGCTCACCACTTTTTCGGCCGAACAGTAATCGTCGGCCATGGGTTAGTACTGTCAGACGGATCGCCACTCAGCGGCGTCGTCTTTGCCGAATTGGGCAATTGCCTTGAAGCGGTCGAGAGGATGCGGAACAAGCCGCCGACCGCCTTGCTGATAGGGCTGTCGCCAAAGCGCTCGGTGTCCTCGGCTACACGAGTCTGAACCCGAGCAGTCGCATTCGCTGAGTTTGCATTGGCAGCATTGAGCGCGGCTTCGCTAACCTTCGTCAGCGCCGCCGCATTGTTAAGTTTTTCGGCCGACGCGGAGGTCGCTTGATCCTGTTGCGTCTTCGCCGTCGACGCATCAGTAAGTTTTTCGGTGGCAGCGTTAACCTTCGTCGCGCTGTCATCCTTGTCGGCCTGCGCCATGATGCTTTTCACCTGGGCGCCGGTTTGCACAGCCTGGCTGGCCGACGTGACCCCCTGCCCCATCAGGGCACCGGGGTTTTGCATCGGACCAGCCGATGCGATCGAGCTGCTTGGCGTCGTCGCGCCGCCCATATTGGCGGCGAGAATCGGATTGATCCCAGCAGCTTTCATGTCCGCAACACCGCGTTGCCATGCGGTGTTGGACATTTGAGTTTCCCAGTCACGTTGCTCTTGGGCCTGCTGAGCATTGAAGGCCATTTGAGCAGAGTTAACACCCTGCGCACCCTGGGCGCCGAGCGCGCCACCCAAGAGAGAGCCGCCGGCAGAAACTGCCGCGGCGGCAAGCGGGATCCATGCCATGGAACCTCCCCTAGAAGTGATCGATCAGACCAGGCACGCCGTAAACCGGCATAGGCCTGGCGCATCGGAGCTGGAACCAGAAGTCACCGATGAAGTTGGGCTCGGAAGGAACGGCGACAACTCGCGCGATCGGCGGGTTGTCCTGAATAAAGGTGTCCGACAAAGTCGGCAACGAAGCGAAGTACTGCGACAGATGCCACGTATCGAGCGGCGTCGCAGAATTGGAGCGCAGCTGCCCTGTTACGACCGAAGGTTTGTAACGGTACTCGGCATAGCGCTCCTGATAGCCGAACACGGCACCGTCCGACGCACCGCCTGCGGTGCCCTGACAGTAGATTTCCTGATTGAGAACGGCCTGCTCGCCGATCATGGCGAGCGCCGGCCAGTAGAAGTCATACTTGGTCGATCGCGACCAGCGCCGATTCAGACCTTGCTGATAGTTGAGGTCCGCACGCACGGAGATAAGTCCGATGACAATGCCGTGCTCCGTGAAGGACTTTGTGAACCCGTGGCCCGACACGGTGGAAGTACCGTAAGCGGCCAAGTTTCCTTGAGGAGTCTGGCCCGACACGGTCGGGCCGGTTTGTGCGACCTGGTAGACATTGACCATTCCCTGGCCGCCGCCCAGGTACTCGGGCCGTTGAAGCCGAGCATCCGGAGAGACGACATTGAAGTGCGCCTGGATGATCTCGGTGTAGCGCGTGCCGCCGCGCGCGTCACGCTCTTGGAGCTTCTGCAG